ATAACCAAGAATATAACCACCCACAAAAGAAAACCAACAATCTTAAAGGCCAACCACAAATTTGCTACTGTCATATTTTTTTTCAATGCCATTAATTTTTTTAGAATTTTTAACTCCAAGCTCTGATATAACTAAATTATGCTTTTTGCCTTTAAGGTCGCGCATCCATTCTAAACTGTCAGGCTCAAAAAAAGAAATCATTTTCCATACAAGCTCATTATTATTATTAAACTCTTCTATTAACCAGGCTTTAGTTTCCATCTTCCACCTCTAGTTTAATTTTGCCTATGTATTTCCATTTAGTATTTAGTTTTATTGGCGAAAATTCATAGTCATCATCTAAATACACATACAAATATTGTGGCTGTTTAGGTTCTTCCCAAAACTCACATTCGCATACATATCTATCTTCACTATGACTTGCGTCTCTACAAAACCCATGAGGTGAATCGGGGTGTGTTTTGCATTGTGGCTCTTTAGGTTGTGATTTAATGCGAAATTCAAGACCATCACAATCCCACATTGGACTTGTTTGTGCTTCTCTCCATTCATCTTCTACTGTATTTTGACTAATCCATCTTTCTTCAATCTCTGCACCATCAGCCCATGCTTTTATTTCTTTATGCCATTTATGTTGTTTCATATCTTATCCTTTAAGTTTTTCTAATATTACTTTTGCATTTCTAACACAAGGAACATCATTCCACCTTGCATCGCCTTGAGTAAAAGATTCAATCATCCAATCTAAAGCTTCTACAAGTTGATTAACATCTTGTGCTAATTGTTTTCGATACTCAAGATCAACTTGTGCTTGTCGATGGACTTTTAAAAGCCATTCTTTAGTATTAGGTTCTTTATGCTTCATTTTGATTAATTAATCTTACATCCTTTAATTTTCGAGTATTGCCATCAAATACAAATTCTACATTGCATTTAGCAAAGCGTCTAGGATTGGTAAGAGCGCATAGACCTACTTTGTCATAAGCTCTTAAAAATACGGAATAAGGTGCTACTAAATCAGGAATTGGTGCTGGTTTAGTTTTTGCTATTTCCTCAACATTGAGTTCGCCATTTAACTGACGAACCCAAGTTTCTAAATTGCCCATTGTTGTATCTTGTGTCATGTCTTTTCCTTAATAAAAAATGTGATTGTTATATGCTAACTTAACTACTTTATCTTTAGCCCAATATGGTTTTATATTTTTTGTATGAAACCATTTTGCGCCCCTTGTTGGATCACTTATCCTTTTTTCTAAAATCGCTTTTGCAAGCGGTTCTAAATATGCTATCTGTGTTTTAGTTGGCATTCCATAATCAATAAATTGATATTGTTTAGGTTGCTTAATTATTTCACAAATAGTTTTTGGATAATTTGGATCGGCTTTGCGGTTAATCGCAGTATAAGCAGTTGCAACCATGCCCATATTGCCTTCACCCCTTGCTTCACCCCACATAAGTGCTGATAAACATAATATTTCATTAACCATCTTCTTTCCTAAAATGTTACTGATACAGACGGCTCATCCAAGAATCTATGCTGATTTAAATAAGTGCTAGCATTAGGAATAAACTGTCCACCCTTCTCAAACCATTGCTTGCTTTGTTTTTGCCAAGCTAAAGTTTTAAGAACATCTTGTAAATTAGGTCTTATCTTATTCCAAGATTTTCTTGCGGCTTCTTTACCGACTTTTTTTGGATACTCTTGCCAAAATATATCAAAATCGGATGATATATCTATATGGTTATTAGTTATTGGTTGTTGGTTATTAGTTATTAGTTGGTTGAACGCCCGTTGAACGATCGTTGAACGCCCGTTGGAATTAGCCCGTTTTTCGGCACTTATACGGCCTGCTTTAGCGGCTAAATCAACTCTATCGTGATAAAACTTTATCTCGTCATCAGCGCGTCTTTGAATAAAACCAGCTTCAGTTTCAATAAAGAAATCTTTAAGCACATTTTGAATAGCAGTCTTTTCATCATTAGTCCTCGCTGAAAGTAATCGATATATTTTGTCTATATCTTTAGGAAGTGGCTCTTCGTTAAGATAGTATTGATCTAATAATTGATGATAACAACCATGCTCTAACAGGGTTAAATGACCTGTATCAGCCCTGTAATCTGATATGTTATGTTGATAATAATGCAATTAGTTTCCTTTCTCTTATCTTGTATGCTTTTCGCACTATAAACCGAAATTTATTTATCTTGCAAGTATTTTTGTATTATTTTTTGGCCTTCCTCAAACCCATAGGCCACTTCCGCACCATAACCCATTGATTCTGCTAAAGTAAGGAACTGTTCCTGATTTTGTTGTAATTTTGCACTTTTGTCTGCTTTCATCTCTAAAAATAGCCCATGAAGCCCATTTGCTGGGATCATAAGAAACAAATCAGATACCCCTGCGGTAACTCCCTCTTGTTTAAGTTTAATAGCCGTTCCGATGTGTCTAGCACCGCCATTTGGAATAGCAAATAAGCATTTAGCCATTAATGGGTATTGAAGTCTAAACCATTTAATAAGCAAAGTCTGTGCCAGGTGTTCGTTATTTTTCATAAATATTTTTAAAAAAGCTTGACATGGTTTTTGAGAGGTATATATTAACACCTAGCAACACACTTTTATTAACGAAACTTTAAGGAAACTAAAATGCAATATACAACTGTAGTAAATCCGCTTCAAACATTAAATATCCAATTTGATATTTATGATCAAAAAAATCGTCAATTAGGTGTAGAGGTTAAAACCTACACTAAACAACAAATAGCAAATGATTTTACTGTTGATCAAACAAAAATTGATACAACTATTTATTTTGTAGCAAGAATTCATCAAACTAGAAATGATGAAACTTTTGGCGGTAGCTATGCTTATGGCTCTTTTGCAACTGAAGTTGAAATGCAATTATGGATAGATGCTAAAGTTCCTAGTGTTCAAAAAATTTATGCTAAAAAATTTGCTGAAAAGGCGGTGGCATAATGAAAACACTATTAACCGCACTATTAATCGCACTCCCGATCATGGCTATCGGGGGTGAATCACCTAAACTTCGTTACAATTGGGTTGAAAAAAAATGGAATTATGCACCCAAAGAAGCTAAACTTAAATATAATTGGACAGCCGATCAATACGAGTTTGTTATGCCAGGCTCACAATTAAAACTTAATACTCAATCTAATAATTATGAGTATGTTCAAACTCAAATTAGCAATCCTTATCAATCTGAAATAGGGGAGTAACATGACAACACAAAATAAGAAATTAATCGTTTATGCCATCGCCGTATATGCATATTTTGGCTTGTGGTTATATGTATTGTATCCTTTACTAGACAAATTCTTAAAAGGCGTATAATATGACGACAAATCAAACACTTACGGGAGCTGATATGGCTGACCAAGTTGCAATTGAAAATAAGATACATATTCAAGCGCTTCATCATCCTGATCCTGATTTTTATGGCGATGATGATCAAATTCGTAATATGCAAGAGTTAATTGAATATTACTTAACTTTTCAATGTCAAAACTGGGGCGATCTTTATGCCGATGCTGAAGATTCAGGCCCATTTATTAGTAAGGTTCATAGCATTTTATTTGATGCTAAAGATGATGAGCTAGGCCGTATTAGAGATGAGTTTAATAAAGCTATTAAAGACATGGCTAAATATGTTTATAGTAACCATGAAACTAATAGTTGGGCTAAACGCATTTATGATGCTACAATAGAAAATATAGTTTAGAAACTTTTATAAGGACAAGATAAGATGAAAACTTCCGAAAGCATCAAACAGATTGCTGAAGCTTTAGTGTCGGCGCAAAAAGAAATTAAATTTGCCGTTAAAGATTCAACAAATCCTCACTACAAATCCAAATACGCTAATATTAATTCTGTGATTGATGCGGTTAAAAAGCCACTCAATGATAATGGCATAGCTTTACTTCAATCATTAAGCCCTTCAGACGACAATAAACTCCATTTAACAACTCGTTTAATCCATAGTTCAGGGGAGTGGATCGAGGATACTGCCGTCTGTCCTATTCAAAAACAAGATCCGCAAGGATTAGCTTCGGCTACAAGTTACATTCGCAGATATTCAATTTCTGCATTGTGCTTACTTTATGCTGATGATGATGATGGCCAATCAGCCGCGCTCAATGCCGCAGACTATCTTCAAAAAATTACACAATCACAAACTTTAGAGGAACTCCAGGCTAATTATAATTTTGTTATGGGCGAAGTTAAAAATGATCGAACCCTATCTAAACTTGTTATTGAAGCTAAAGATAAAAGAAAGGCGGAGCTATGATTGACGGATTAAAAAACAGTAATTTTTACGGAGTGAAGCTACCTTATTCAGATCAAGAATTAATGGCTATAGAAGCTCGTAAAACAAAAATAGAAGCCCTTAAAAGAGAGCTAGGTGATAAATATTTATTAGCGCCTTTATATGGCAAAATTAAAAGCCCTCGATTATGAATAGAATAATAAAAGGTATAGAGCAGGGCAGTCCCGAATGGATGGCTTTGCGTATAGGTAAAATTGGCGGTTCAAGGGTTTCTGATGTATTGACTGAAGGCCGAAATGGTGCTGAATCTTTAATTAAGCGCAAATATAAAAATGAGCTTATTAGGGAACGATTAACAGGTAAAAAATTAGAAACTTATAAAACACCTGCTATGCAACGAGGAATCGATTTAGAACCAATGGCTAGGGCTTGGTATGAAGTTAAATATAATACCTTTGTGGATCAAGTAGCGATTGTTTTACATCCTACAATTGATGGCGCTCAATGTTCACCTGACGGATTGGTTGATGCTACCAATTCATTGATCGAAATTAAGATACCTAATCCCGAAAACCACCTGGATAATATCCTTACAGGCGGCAAACAATTAGAACAGTATTATGACCAGGTGCAATGGCAATTAGCTTGTGTGCCTGGTTCTAATGGAAATGAAAAAAGAGAATTTTGCGACCTTATATCATTTGATCCCGATATGCCTGATCATCTGCAAGGATTCGTAAAGCGTATTTATCGAGATGATGAATATATACAAACTATGCAGAATGCGGTGATCGCTTTTCTGTCTGAAATTGAAACTATCGTTAATAACTTAAAGGAAATACAAAATGGCAATAACCCATGATTTAATCGCTAAAACAGGCGAATACACTAACGCTAATGGCGAAACTAAAGCTCGCTGGACTAAAGTAGGCGTGGCTATGAGCAATAAACAAGGTGGCACTTCACTTCTCATAGAATCTATCCCTGTCAATTTTGACGGCTGGGTAACAATGAGAGAGCCGCAACCTAAACAAGGTGGAGCGGAAGATAAAGCTGACTTACCATTTTAATGATTTTACTGATGGTTTTGTTTAGCAAAAAGCCCATAATTTGCAATACAAACTTCAATATTGGCGTTTGTATAACATTTATAAAGGACTAAAATTATGTGGACTACACCATCAGCTCAAGAAATGCGTTTTGGCTTTGAAGTAACAATGTATGTAATGAACAAATAATGATTATTGTTACAGATTGTTATTAAACTAAAGGGGCTTAATTGCCCCTTTTTTTATAATGTGTATAGTGTGTATTTAAATGTGCAGTATATTACACATTTAATTATTTAAATTTCATGCAAATTGTTTTCACTTTTTTTATATAAATCAATAACTTGAATGAAAACGGATGTAAAGTATATTTTACATTGACATGATATGGTATCAATAATCATATCATTTAATGTAGTGATCGCCTGTATTGCCATTTAAACCAATAATATCTATACGATCCTCATCCCAAGATGTTGTTTCATCAGAATCATAATATCTATCTTCATATAGTTTATTTTCTTTCTTGCCCCATATACGCTCATAATTCTCATCATAAGCCTTCTTTTGTTTAAGTTTTGTGGTTGATCCTTTGCCAGCTTCACTATATTTAATCGCCATAATTTTCCCTCACCCAATTAGAAAAGTTAATTAATTCATCTTTATTAGCAGTTGATTTCATAGCATTAGCTTTAAAAGATATGATCTGAATGTTACCCTTTATGTAGCCTTTTGTATTATCTATGCGATCAATACTTGGGCTTAAATCTCTATCTTTATCAACTGTAAGTTTTAATGGAAGTCCCAAAATAGGACATATTTCAGGAATAATTATATCGGATAATTCTATATTGAATTCTATGCCTTTAGATTTGGCACGATGTTTAGCAAGTAAAAATATATCTTTTTCTCGATTGTTTGATTTCCAATCGCGCAAATATTGTTTTCTATTGCTCTTATTTTTTAAGGGCATTATTTTTTAAATTTAGAACGCGCCCATTCATAAATTCTAATGCAATACCAAATAATTGATAATAATGCGGCAATAGCTGGTAAAAATTTCATAACAGTTCCCAAAACTGTAACTCCCGAAACTGTATCTAATATATGTTTTGTGTGTTCGTTTACTTCATCTAAATGCTTCATTTAAATAACTTTCTACTAATTAATAACATTTTTTTCAATAGCCAAGTAAAGGCTACCATCATTGTTGCCGCAAGATATATAAGCATAAGAGCCACAAGATAATAAAAATACCAAGTAATTTTTACCATCGTAGTGATCAACATCAACGCTTTTGATTGTTTTATTTTGTAGAAAATCGAAGAGGTCATCAATGGTTTCATGGGAAGTTTGCATTTAAACTTTCAATCACTATTTCAGGATTAACAAATTTGTTAGCATCGTGATCCGTATCTTCCCACCATAAAAATTGGTTTTCAACCAAATATTTCCTATCTTTTAAAAGATTAATATTTTCAGGATGACCAAAAATATTAGGATCGGAAACTGACCATAGAACTATACCATATTTTTTCTTATCCCAAGCAAAATGCTGAAAAAAAGAATCGCAACTTATCCATGTTTTACATTCATTTAAGAGCTTTTCTAAATCTTTTAATGATAAGTTTTTTCTAAAATCATCAACTAATTGATCTTCACCTTCAATGCCTACTTGAACTATTGGTTCTTTAATTAGTCTAATAAGTTCCTTCCAGTAAGGATAATTTTTAGGATTGTTTTTACCGCTCATTAATTTTTTAGAGTATGGGCTAATAATAATCATACATACATCTTTCTATAAGCATCTTCTAAACTACCTTTCCATTTCCATTGATGCATTCTAATATAAACATTCCATTGATCTAAATTTCCAAATAAAGCATGCGCTTCAGCAATTGATTTGCCTGGCACTATTTCAGGAAAGCAAGTAAATATTTCAGGGTTTTTAATTTCAGGCAATACATGAGTAAATACAATATGATCACCCATGCCGCCAATTAAGATTACAATTGTTTTGTCGCTATAATTAATTAAATTATTAAATACAGTTTCATCTTGATTATAAAGTTGTTGATTTGTTTCGGATCGAATACCACCATTAGGATTTTTTAAATGCCAAGTATTAGCATTAGGAACTGCAAGAATTTTATATCCTTTTTTAAACAGTCCATAAGTAAATAATGTTTCCTCTCGATGTGCTACTCTTGAAAGTCCTAAATGATAATCATGGACACCAGCACGATAAAGAAAAGAGCAATGTAAATGTTCTACTTCTTTTACTTTGTTAATAAATGACCATTGAATGTTAGGTTCTCTATTAATTAATTCTATTTTGCCTGTAGGCTTTTCATCTTGAAATTGCAATGGCGGTGTTAATATTGCGCCACCTATTGCGCCTACATTTTTATGAGTGTAATTAAAAAGATTTTGTAAAACATTAGGTTCGGGTATTGCATCATCATCAACGCGCCATACCCAATCATAGCCCATGTGATTTGCCATTTGATGAATATAATGTTGGCCTTGTTTACCAGCATAAACCCATTCCCAAGCGATGCCTTTAATAGTAAGCATTTGAAAAAAGTAACTATAAATTAGCTCTTTTCTCATATCTTGTGGATCATCATTGTCATCAAAAATGACTAACTTATCTACCTTTTTTGTCTGATTAATTATAGCGTTAAGCGTTAAAGGTAAAGTAGTTTGGTAACGCCCGCGAGTAGCTACAGAGCAAAGAACTTTATCCACGATCCCACCTCATAATCATAAGATTAAATTTATTTTTGTCATTAACTTCGGGTAAAGTTTCTGAAATGTAGCCATGTTCATTAATATAGTTATATTGAAAGTCGGGAAAATGTGATTCGTTTAAGCCATGAAGCTTATGATGTTCGCCCCAAAATCCTACTGGCTCATTATGTGGAGTGGTTAATAAAAGTCGTCTACAATGTTGTTTAAGTTTTTGTGCTATTTCAAGGCCATTATCAATATGCTCAATAAGCTCAAAAGCGATTATGGTGTCATATTGTGCTAAAGGATAGGTATTTATATCAGCGTTAGTAAAAGATGCGTTTAAGCCCCATTCCTGTTCGCGTGCAACACCAATAATAATAGGATCGTAATCTAATCCCATATAATTTATGTCATTAGGAAGGAATTGAGAGCCGTAACCTGTAGAGCAACCTATTTCAAGAATATTCTTTCCTAATAGATTGCGGTTAGCCCAAAGATAACGAGTGGCTTCTCTAGGATAGACGGGATCGCCTTTTAGAAAAACCGCTCGCTCATAATTATTTGTAAGTAAAAATCTATAATGATTTGGATCATGCTTTTTAAAGTATGCCAAAGCGTCTTGTGTTATCTTGTCCATATTAATCCTTTATGCTGGATATATCAAAAATACCCTATCATTTAAAGTTAAACCTGTAGCAAAAACAACTTGAGTGCCACTTGTTACTGTTACATCAGTTCCATTATCCATAATAACACCATTTACTGATACTTGTATTTTTCCTGAAGTATAAGTTGCTGATGTTGTAAATGTTGTTTGTGAAGCAGTTGCATTAAATTCATCATATCTTAATGATCCGCCACCTGCACCACTATAACCTGAAAATCCTGAAAAGCCACTTATGCCACTACCTGAATAGCCTGAAAAACCACTAAAGCCTGATAAACCACTTGCACCAGTAGCACCGCTGAAGCCTGATAGACCGCTTACACCTTGCGCTCCACTAAATCCGCTTATACCACTAAACCCTGATATGCCTGATTGTCCAGCAATATCAATTCCCCATGATGCAATAGTGCCTGATCCACCTATTAAATCAACATTAACTGTTAAGCTTGTAGTTGTATAAGCAGTAATTATACCTTCCATAAAATTAGTTGGCGTTGCGGTAGAAAATACTCTTACTCTATTTCCAACGCTATAAGCATTAGTGCCTTGAGTTTGATTAACAGTAAATGCTTTTGATCCTGTGCCAATTGCAACTGAACTTGTAGAAGTTAATCCTGCATAACCTAATCCTGAAAAGCCTGATATGCCGCTTGCACCACTAAAGCCTGATAAACCACTAGCGCCATTTTGACCGCTGTAACCACTAAAGCCTGACAAACCGCTAACGCCTTGTTGGCCACTATAACCGCTGAATCCGCTAATTCCTGACGCACCATTAGTTCCACTAAAGCCGCTGATTCCACTAGCGCCATTAATACCACTAAAGCCTGATAAACCTTGCTCGCCTGAATATCCTGAATAACCTGAATAGCCTGACAAACCTTGTGCGCCTACAGCACCACTATAACCGCTAAAACCACTAAATCCTGATTCACCGCTGTAACCACTAAATCCGCTAGCACCATTAGCACCGCTGAAGCCCGATATACCTGACGCGCCATTAAGGCCACTAAATCCACTTAAACCTTGCTCGCCGCTGTATCCGCTATAACCGCTGTAGCCACTTAAACCTTGCACACCTTGAGCGCCACTATAACCTGATATACCGCTGTAGCCTGATTCACCGCTAAAGCCACTATATCCGCTAAAACCGCTGTAGCCGCTGAAGCCTGACACACCATTGACAAGTGCAAATATTAAATCATGGTTATTAGAAAAACCTGAAGTGCCTATGCCTGCACTTGAAATTAAAGTTACAGGATATTCCCAATAAGATGTGGATGTGCCTGGATTATAATGAATAGGCGTTCCATTAATTTCCCAAGTTTGAGAATTAGCACTTGAAGTTCTATCTTGAATAACAAATTGTTCGGTAACTTTTAATAAAGCTAAATAAATATCAACATCATTATTACTTTGATCAAGATGTGAAACAAAAATTGCTGTAGCACTTATTTGAGTTCCGTTATTCCAAGATAAATAACCATTGCCTGGATAACCTGAAGTTGATGTTGTATTTGCATTATATTCAAAAAAACTTGATGATGATCCAGGCGTGCCACTAAAGCCTGAAAAGCCTGAAAATCCTGACTGACCTTGAGCGCCACTAAAGCCACTAAATCCTGATTCGCCGCTAAATCCGCTGAAGCCACTTAAACCTGACAAACCTACTTCACCGCTAAATCCGCTGTAACCTGAATAACCTGATTGACCATCTTGGCCTGAATAACCGCTCAATCCATTGATGCCACTAGCGCCTGATTCACCTGAAAAACCACTATAACCACTAAAACCGCTGATACCTTGTGGGCCTGCTTCACCTGAATAACCGCTGTAACCACTTATGCCTGACGCACCTACCGCGCCGCTGTAACCTGATTCGCCACTATAACCTGACGCGCCATTTTGACCTGAATAGCCACTTAAACCATTGATGCCTGAAAATCCGCTGAAACCGCTAATACCGCTAGCACCTGATTCACCGCTGAAACCTGAATAGCCTGATATACCTGATCCGCTATATCCACTATAACCTGATTCACCGCTGAAACCGCTAATGCCACTAGCACCGCTGAAACCACTAATTCCTGAATCACCTGACCATCCGCTTATACCGCTATCACCTGAATAACCGCTGATACCACTATCACCCGAATAACCACTTATACCGCTCCAGCCTGATATACCTGAAAATCCGCTGAAACCTGATTGGCCGCTATCGCCGCTAAAACCACTATCGCCTGAATAACCTGAAAACCCTGACTGACCTTGCTCACCTGAAAAACCTGATATACCTGAATAACCTGATAGGCCACTTTCACCTGAAAAGCCGCTAATACCTGACCATCCTGAATAACCACTTTCACCGCTAGCGCCGCTTATGCCAACGCCACTAAAACCACTATAACCGCTGTAGCCTGAATAGCCCGATAAACCTGAAGCGCCCATAACACCGCGATCAACTACTACAGTTGTTGCGGATGTTGGCGTTACTTCAACATTAAGAGTAGTGCCTTGAGATAGAGTTACATCAGTTGAATTGACGGATACGGCTACCTCATTCGATGGTGCTGGAGTGATTGATAATGTAGCCATATTAGTTTATTACGCCATCTGAACGAACCAAGAATAATAAGAATATGATTGAATCTTGCGCGGGAGTTGATCCAACGGCAGGGAATGAAATTTTAATGCGGCCACTAAAGCCTACACAATTTTCAGCATTAATATCTAGTTGAGGATCGGATGCTATTACACCCCATGATCCTTCATCAATCACTAAAGTAAATGTGCCTGCGGCATCATCTCGATTAGTAATAGTAAGAGGAACGGCTGACGGCGGCGGACTGTAGTCTGCAATATCAAAAGTAAGACCATAGCGACTATCGCGAATATTAGATAATTGTCTGCGGATAATAGATGCTGAAATAGTAGCGCCTGTTAAATCGACAGGTGCGTCATTAGAAGTAAATACAAGATTCCAATAAGTTTGTTGATTATAAACTAACTCACCAGCAATAATTGGATTGTCAAAGCCTGAAACTTGGGCAAGAGTATTTTTATTAAAGATAGCCATGTTTTCCTCACTAGGTAATTAACGCGCCTATATGCTTACAGAGCGCGGATGGTCTTATCTTATTAATGGTTTATTTTACCATAACTATTTAAAATAATCACCTACCATCCATGTAACAACTGAATATCTTACCCCTTTTGTTACAGGTTCAACGCCATGTGGCATAAATGATGGAAATACTAAAACTGTGCCAGGTGTTTGTTGAGGATACATTCTTTCATGGCTATTTTGTATATAAAATTTACCACCCTC